GGAGGCGGGACGTAGGACAAGCTCGATTTCGTGGCGGCCCTCGATCTCGAAGGCAGCGGTCTCGAGACGCCTCAGGAAGCTTTCGGCCCGCTCTCGATGGTCTCGGCCCTCCGAGTCGAGCAACCCAGCTATTCCCTTGTCGTTGAGGATCAGCTTCTCCTCCCGCTTCAGGTCAACCAGTGGCATCAGAGAACCCCCAGTTCCACAAGAGCGGCGACGAAGCACGCTATGAGGCCAGCGGTCAAGATCAATTCGGTCAGGGGCATCTAGCGGCCCTCCTTGTCCTGGGGTGTAGAAAGAGCAGCAGGCAGAGTGCGGCGCAGGGCCTCGGCGGTGACGGCGACTTCGCGCTCAAACTTCCGCTCAGCGGCCTGGGTGTAAAGCTGCTGAATGCGCTCATTCAGGTGACGCGAACAAAGAGAGCCGTACATCGGGAAGCCTTTGGCCGGCTCGGTGCAGCCGTCCCACTCGCACTCACCACGCGCCCAAAGCAGCCAGCGGCGACGTAGACCCTTCAGCCATCTCATTGGTCGCTCCCCTCAGGTATAGAGGCGGCCTGTAGGGCGGCAGAGAGAAGGCACTCGGCCCAGCCGTCCTCGCTCTGCTCGCGAGGGTCGACGTTCTGGTAGCGGGCGTTGGCGTCGAAGACCGCGGCCTTCGCCTCGTCGCTCAGCAGCCGGTCAGAGAAGTGCTTGTAGATGGATGGGAGAAGGTCGCGGGCCTTCTTGCGAGCGGCAGCGCGTTCCTCCCGATCGTCCTCGGCGAACTCCTGGTGGCCGAGGCCGTTGGTCTTCTCGAAGCAGCCAGGATTGATCGCCCGCGCCAAAAGCTCGACCGTGCTCTCCGGCACCTCTACCTGCTTAGTCATGGTCGGTCCCTCTCGATCCGGACGCTGAGCATGTAGTGACCGAGGAGCAGGAGATCGCGGGAGACGAAGTAGCGCCGAAGACCGTTGCCCCGGCCGATCGCCACCCGCACCGGGCCGAGCCAAAACGTCTTCGACCAGCGCCCGTGCCCGCTCATCGCCCGTGCCCCACGTACTCGTCGAACTCGCGGTTGAGGAGGCGGCAGCGAGGGCAAGCGTCGTACTGATCGACGGCCGGTTCAGTGCAGAGGCACGGCTGGCCCTCGATGTACTCGTAGACCTCCCAGATCTTGTTCAGCCAAGCGTCGTCGTAGCTCTCGCCGGGCGGGAAGCACCAATCGACCAGCGCGGCGTGAACGCTCCCGTGGTCCTCGGCTGCACCCTCTGCCCAATCGAGCGCGTCGTTGAATGTCGCCCCCTGCTTACTCATCGGTGTGTGGCTCCTCGACGGCGTCTTTGGTTCGAACGATCGAAGGGGCGGCCTTGCCCTGGAAGAGCGCGAGTCGGTTCAGGCTGAAGCACTCGCATTCGTAGTCACGCTCCTCACCGCAGAGGCACCAACCAAGGTCGCAGTTGCGCTTGACGGCCGCTTTGTTCTCAGCCTCACTCGCCATCGCCTCCCACCTCCTCGGAAACCGGGTCGTCGTAAAGTCCTACCGTCGAGTCCTCATCCATTGGCTTGTCGCAGCCAAAGCAAAAGGCTCCGATGGGCGAGTCGCCTGTCTCGTCGGGGATGGGCATCGGTCCGTCGCAGCGACAGAAGACGCTCATTCGCCTCCCACCTCCTTAGAAGAGGCAGGATCGTCCGGAAAAGCAGCGCGTATGAAGTACTCCTCGCCGGTGCCGTTCTGTGGTGGTTCCGAGGTCGCGAGCGTCTTGCGAAGCCGCATCCTTGCCTGCTCCGTTGTGTAGGTCCGGGGTCGCTCCTCCTTGGAGGTATCGGTAGCGGGGACTCGGCCGCCGACGCAGTTGGTGCAGGTGGACATGGCCGAGGGCGGTTCGTCGACGCCGCCGCCGGAGTCGTCGGCTTCGCACTCAGGACACTCTTTGGTCAGCCGGTCTAGCTGCTCCTGGGTGCCAATCGGCGCCGCTTCCTGGCCGTGCTCATCGAGGCGTTCGCGGAGCCAGGTCGCCGCGCTCGGGGCGGTCCAATCCGGCTCGGCAGTGCGGGCAACGAAGACCGCCGCATCGAGTGCGCAACTCAACGCGTGTCGTTCAGACGCACCCCCCTCGCGCGCCTGTTCGAACCTTTTGACCGCCGCGTCCACCACGGCCCCCGAGTGGTTAATCGCATGGACCACCGAAACGAGGTAGTCGCGCTTCTCCTCCCCCTGCTCCCCGGAGGGATGGGAACGTAGACGTTTAATCTCGGCCCAAGCGTGGGGCGCAAGCATTGCCGCTGCGAAAAGATCGCCTTCGGAGCCATCGCGGGGCGTAATCGCCTCAAATAGCTCATCTAGTGCCGAGCGGCCGGACTCCTCCCAAGCCTGCTCAACTGCTTCGCGTGGCTTCTCCTCCCCGGAGGGATCGGATATTGGCTTCTTGCCGGTGCCGTCGCACTCCTCGCAGACTTCGCGGATGGGAGTCTCGTCGTGAGGCGCATCCCCGCCGACGTACCCGCCCTGGCCGCCGCAGTTCTCGCACTTCTCCTCCCCGGAGGGATCGAGGGTGTCTAGGGCGGCGAGGTGGTTGATGGTCCAACCGAATGCCCGAGCCTCGGCCGTGAATTCGCGCGCCGTGTGGGTACCGGGATGGCGGCGGGCGCCCTCGTTGAGTTCGTCGCGCTTCTTCGCGAGCACCGCCTTCAGTCGCTCCCTCTCTTCCTCGGCCCCTTGTTTGAGGAGGGCGGCCACGTCTCCGAGGACGATTGGCTCGCGCTCGTGGTAGGAGGTTTCCGGATCGCCTTGCGGGCCACTACCGACGTAGTGCTCGTGCGGGTTGCTGATGAACGAGCGATCGCCGCAAGCGACGCAGCAATAGATTGTTACCGCCTCCTCCAGTACCTCAGTGGACCGTGTAGGACTAGACACCCTGACCACCTCCTACCTGCTCGGCTACGGCTTGGAGGTCTTCGCGTGCTCGGTCCAGCCAGCGCTCGCGAGCACCTGTGTTCTCTGCATCAAAGCCACCGCTCGCGGGAATCTCGCAGTAGCGGGCGTAAAGCTGACCCGCATGCGCCTCTGCAACCTCATCGGAGAGGAGGGCGGAGACGGGGATGACCTCGATTGGGTCGTCGCCACGTTCGAGTTCAGGCGTCTCTCCTAGCGGCTCGACAATATTGCCTGTCGGCCCGCGCCAGATCTTGTAGCGCCGCTCCGGCACCTTCGGACTGTCCTGTGTGGAGGAGTTAGCAGCCAAGAGATCCCTGCTCCGTCAGGTAGTTGATCTGTCTACCGACTTCATGAAGCTCGCCGCGCAAGCTCGCGATCTCCTCCGCCACCCGCTGCTGTCCCTCGGCTATGGCGAGGTTGGAGTGCGTCTGGGCCTCGGCAATCAGCAGGCTGAACTCGGAGTCATCGGGACCCACTTCTCGCGCCGCCTCCAACGCCGCAAGCGCCTCTGCCTTGTGATCTACCTGCTCTGTTGTCTCAGGCATCAGCCCACGCCCCCAGGAACACGCCGCCAAGCGAGTGCAAGCGCTCTACAGCGAGGCGGTAGGTCGCCTCACCGGGTGCGTAGCCCTCTCCGATGAGGCGGTTGTAGATGCGGGCGATCTGGTCCTTGCGCCGGTTATCGGGTCGCATCGCCGTCTCCCTTCTCTTCGTCGTTTATTAGGAGGAGGTCTGGGCAGCGTCGATCTGGGCCGGCCGTGTCGCTCAAGGATTCGTAGTCGGGGAACTCGACTGCGGCGTAGACGCCGTGCTCATCGTCGAGGAGCCGCGCCACGGTTCCCGGTCGTGCCTCGGGTGGATCGAAGCCGCTGATCTGTACCCGCGAGCCAACCTCCAAGACACTCCCTACGGCGTCATAGACGGTTGGATGGCTCATGCTGCGAGCTCCCTTGGCTGCTCAAGGACAGGTGCAAGCAGCGAGGAGAGGATCGCGTGGGCCAGGAGCGGCGGAACGGCGTTTCCGATTTGAGTGAAGCGCTGACTTTTGGTGCCCTGCACTGGGTAATCGGGCGGGAAGGTCTGGAGGATCAGGGCCTCTTCCTCGGTGACCCTGATTGCGTTCGTTGCTTGGCTGAGGTCGGGATCGCCCGGCTGCCAGCTCGGGTCGCGGTCACGGTTCGTTGGAGCTGTGACCTCGTTGCTTCCTCTGATGGTCGACGCGGGGCGCTCATAAGTCCACTTGCTGACATCGCCTGCGACGGTGCGAGCAGGCCTCTCGGCTGCATCGAACTCAGGGCTGTTGGCATTGGTATGGCCGGCTCGGATCCACTGATGAGTGCTCTTCGCCAAGCCGTTGGCAGTAAGCGTCGGTGCTGGCTCGCTCGTGGGTACAGGGGGTACAGGGGGTACAGGGGAGCCGTCGCCGTTTTGCTGGCGGCGGTCGTAGACCCATTTGTTGTTGTCGGCGCGGCTCGTGATGGTCACCGCTGGCTCTCCTGCATCGCGTTCCGCGCGATCGCCACCGCCTACCGACTGGCCGCTGCGAAGTACACGCCTCCGTGCAGCGGCGCCCGCGAAGACCTCGACCCCTCCCCCGCTTCCTGTCCCCCCGCCGCTAACCGTTGGCGAAGGCGAAGGCTCGACACCGTCAACCCAACCCAACGCTTCAGCCATCGAGACCCAAGGGAGCACCTCGCCCTCCATCGTCACCTCGTAGCGTTGAGGCTCACCCTTTACGTAGCGCTGGTGGGTGGGCTTGGGCGGGTGGATCGGGGTCTCGCGATCGGCCATGAGGATCGCCCGCTCCCGCGTCTGTGGAACCCCGTAGCGCTCCGCCTCGACCTTGCCGGTCCAGACGCTCCAGCCCTTCAACCTCAGGATCTCCGCGCAGTGCTCCCAGAACGGAAGCACCGAGGGAACCTGCTCCCAGGCGAGGAAGCGGGGCTCTAGGAGGATGGCCCAACGCAGCGGCTCTACGACGAGGGCGGAGCGCTCATCGCGCCAGGGCAGTGGTGGGACTGGCTTGCCTCGGGCTGCAGCGGTGGCCGCTTCGTAGACCAGCGGCATATCGGCGATGCCGTCGCCTTTGCCGGCGGCGGAGAAGGTCGGGCAGGGTGGGGAGCCAATGAGCAGTTCGCAGGGTGCAAAGTCGAGCGGGTCGACTTCGGAGACATCGGCCTGTTTAGTTCGCAGCCCCGCCGCGGCGCGCGTGGCAACGGCAGCGTCATCCCACTCGATGCCGAGCGGCTCGACGCCGAGGGAGTGCAAGGCGAGATCCCACCCACCTGGCCCCGCAAAGAGGTCGATCGCCTTCACCCCGCTACCTCCTGGGCAGAAAGCTCAACCGTCCCCAGCGACTCATTCCCCCAGTAGTCCCAGCCGAGCCTTGGTATGCGCTCGCGACTGAACAGCTCGAGGTAGGGGCCGGGTGAGGCCTGCTCGATGAGGTCGAGGAACTCCGGTGGCTTGGCGGAGTGCTTGGGCTTGCCTCGCTCGTCGTAGGGGCGCTTGAACTCGAAGCAGGTGCCGGCGACTTTGCCGATCGCTGGGAGAGATCCGCGGCGACAGTAGAGAACGTGCTCGGAGCTGATTCCCCATGCCCCGCCGAGACCACTGCCCATTGGCTTCTTCTTCCAGGTGAGCAGGGTCGAGTAGGTGAAACCCCAGGCCCTGGCGACGGAGAAGGCCTCCTCGACGTAGCGGTTGATCGTCCAGAGGTAGAGGTGGGCGTTGTCCTCTGCCATGTCGCCAACGGGAAGAGCTTCGATCTCCTCGACGCTCATGGGCTCGTAGTCGAGCGGGCGCGAGCTCGTGCTCTGACCAGTGAAGCCTTCCCCGCCAGGATTGCGACCGGCCTTTACCTGCCACGGCGGGTCGGCAAGGATGGTGGGATACCTATGCGGCATCTGTACTCACCCCCGCTGGGCATTCCAAACGCAGCCGCGCCAGCACACCCCGACCCGAGTACTCAAGGTCGAGCCGTTCACAGTGTTCAATCAGCTCGCGGTCGAGCTCGTGGAAGTAGATGGCCTCGCGGTTGGCGGTGACACCGGCGTGGAAGGCGCCGCAAAGAGGGGCGCCGATGACGGGGGCGTAGACGAGCTTCAGCAGCTCCTCCTCGGGGAGGTGACCGAACTCGCGCCGCCACCACTGGGCTTCGATGACGTGGTGGGCCTCGACGTAGCCGGCACAGATGTGTCCCTGGCGCTTCTCCTTCGCCCAGCAACCGAGACTGGCGACGATCTGGTGGAACTCTTCGGCCGCTCGAGACTCGGCGTCGGACTGGTAGCGAAGCCGGCCGTTATTGCGCGAGGCTTTCTTGCGCGCGTTGCGCTCCATGCCGGTGAGCAGCCGCCCGTCGCAGCCCGGTTTGTCGCAGTGGGTCTCGTGTGGCTGGCGGTTGAACTCGGCGGTTTTGTAGGGCTTCACGCCCTCGCCGTCGTGGCAGCCGTTGGAGCAATAGAGCTTCACTTCGTCCTCCCCGACCAAGACGACGGGGCGAAATCGAGCACTACGCTGACCAACTGCCGGCGCTGGACCGTAGTGAGGTCACAGAGCCGCGTCTCGTCGTGCGCCCAGTAGTGGCCGTGACGGCGGAGCTTCGCCATCGCCCCGTCGAACCGTTTGACCCCGAAGCCGGGGATCACTCCGCGAGCGCCGTCCTCGATCGCCGCGAAGATGATCTTCAGTCGGTAGCTGGCGAACTCAGGCGGGGCGTTGATGAGCGCCTCCGCCAGCTGGGTGGGGTCGAGTCCGCGGAACGCCAGGCGCTGCCGACGCCGAAGAGACCGAAGCCTGGTTGACTTCGCTCGCATTTCGAGAAGCCGCTCCGGGGTTGCTACAGGCACGGCTCTCCCTCCCCCACGTCGGCGAGTGCACCTCGGACTGCGTCGCGTACCTCAGCCAGGTCTCGGAGCTTCTTCTCGAAGAGGCCGGTGATGTTCGGAGCCCGGTCCTGGGCCTGGACTATCTCGCGGGTCTCGCGAGCCGCCCGAACGCAAAGGTCAGGTTCGTACTCGATGAGGAGGCGGCGAAGGGTGGCGCGGTGCGGGAGCGGCCACGGTCGGCCGTGATCGTTGTCCGAGAGCATCCGCAGCCCGGCGTTGAGGTGATGCCATACCTGGCTCAGAACAGAAGGGGAAGGGCTATTTACAGGAATCGATTCAGAAAGCCCTACCCCTATCTTTGGGTTCTGGACTATGGGCTTTGGGCTGGCATCGCTCAAGCATGGTGTTACGCATCGCCCATTGCATATGCGGTTGCATTGCATTGGCAATGCGGAATAGATGCGTTTGCATTGCGTCTGCATCAGGCAGCCTGCGCCTTTGCTTCGGCCTCTTTGCGGCGCCGTTCCCGCTCCCAGCGAACCTCGGCCGCGTTCCGTGCTTTCTCGGATTTCCCGAGAGCCTCGGTGCGTACGTCCTCCATCTTCAGGTTCACCAGGCCGCCGTTGTCGTCCGGGTGCCACTTGTGGGCAAAGGCCGGCCAGAGCTTTTTGAGGCGCTGCGGTGAGGAGGTGAGAAACCGAGCGTTGGCCGCCACGTCGGCGAAGATCGAGCCACGCTGCCACGCGATCAGCAGGAGCTTCCAGTAGACGCCGAACTCCTCGTCGGTCAGTCCCATCTCCAAGGCGTCGGCGAGCGCGTCGTCGACCCAAAGCTTCATGTACGGGAGGTCGGATGGCATCCACCTCCCCCTACGCAGCCTCGGAGTACGGGTCGTAGGCCGAGGGAGGGTTGATGCCCTCCATACCGGGAAGAGCGATCGGGCGAGGCTCCCCGGCGGGCTGCTGACGAACGTGACCGTTCGAACCCACCGAGGAGGTCTCGCCCGAATGGGCGCCAGCCCCAGTCCAGCCGGCGCCCATTCCGGCGAGTCGATCCCGCCCAAGTTCAGTCAGTCGGTATTCCTGCGACGGTGAGCCCTTGCGGCTCGGGATCGCAGACTTCCTGTACCCGCACCCAACGATCAGCTTCTTGTTCACCATCGCCATGACGGCCAGGCTGATGACGCCTCGGTGCTCGTCTGGGATGACGTGCCAGAGGTCGTCGGAGTGAAACGGCTCCGCGTTGTGGGTGCGGAAGTAGTCGAGGATCGCCTCTTCTGCGACCTCCTTGTAGTCCTTGGAGGCGGTCACTGCGGCCGCCTCGGAGCGACTACAGCCACCGGCTTCCCGTCAAGGACACCCACGAGGAACTGAAAGCTTGTGACGGTGGGGTGCTCGCAAAGGACCCACTCGTCTGGTTGGGTCTCGGCCGAGGCGTACGTCAGCAGGCCATCGTCGACCTGGATGCCGTGACCAGTGATGGGGCGCTCACACGTCTCGCCGTCCCACTTCGCCGGGCCAAAGCTAATTGGCTCGCCGGGGAGCGACTGGGCGGCGATCTCGACTGTCGCCGCCACCTGATCGCAGTCATCGACAAATATGTGGTAGGTCTCTGGCGGCGTGCTTCGGAGCAGAAGAACGGAACTCCCCCACCACTCACCCGCCTTAAGAAGCTTGTCACTCATCAGCGGTGGTTCTGAACGCTTCATACGACCTCGCACTCCCCACCGCACGGGCAGGCCATCGAAGCCTCATCCGCCGGCTCACCGTCGAAGAACCGCACCACCCCAGGCCGATGACAGTCCGTACACGTCACGTCCTGGTCGTAGCCGTGCTCGGCCTCGTGGGCGTCCTGTAGGGCCTCGTCGAGGGTGAAGGTCACGAGCCCACCCGCGTTCCCGCTGCCTTCTTCTCGAACTTGCAACCGGGCAGCTCAGGGGCTACGTCACCGTTGGCTTTCACCTGCTCGTACATCCACTTCCGTAGGGCGGTTTCGTCCACCACCTTCAGCGGGGTGCCGTCAGGGAGGCGATCGGGGACCGCGGCGAAGTCGACGACCTCGGCCTGCCATTTCTTCAGCTGCGAGAACCCGGCAAGTGCGGGGGCTTGGGCCGGCGCATCGGGCGGCAGCGATTGGATCGCCGTCTCGGTGACCCCGGCCGCCTCAGCGTCACGTCGAGCCTCAGCTGCGAGTTCCTCGGCTACCTGCTGGTCGTCGGTGTCATCGGACTCGGCTGCGAGGGCGGCGGCTTCGGCTTCTGCCTTCTCTGCCGCTTCGCGCTTCTCCCGCGCTTCGTCCTCTACCCGCTTGCGCTCCTCGTCGATCTTGCGCTGGCGCTCGCGGGCCTTCTTCTCCTCGGCGGCCTGCCAAGTTGCGAGCTTGTCGCGGACGATCCTGTCGGCCTCGTCGAACGGTGCCTTGACCGCGTCGTAGCGACGCTTGATCTCTTCGGCGGCGTCCTTGCGGGGCTTGGAAAGCGACACCCGCTCAGCCTCTATCGCCTTCCTCTGGCGGTTGATCTCGACGGCGAGGTCGCGGGCCTTCGCCGCCTCCTCGGCGTTGGTGACCTGGACCTCTTCGGCCAGCTTGCGTGCCTCGGCGACCTTCTCCTCAACCGCCTGCTCGAGCGTCGGCAGGTTGTCGGGGAGGAACTCCGCCATTGCCGGCGCCTCGACTACATCGGTGCCTGGGGCGCTCACGCGACCACCTCCGCCGGACGCGCCGTAGTCAGGTATTTCTTCTCGCGGTAAGCGGTCAGCGCGGCGAGGAAGACCGTCTCGGTCGCGTGGCTCTCGGTCACCACGTACTCGCCATCAGGGCCGAGCCGAACTACCGCTCGCACGTCGGAGGGCATGTAGTCGGACTCGACTGCCCCCAGCTCATACCCGGCGAGGGCGATCAGGCTCTCGTCGTAGGGAGGCCTCAAGCGACCGGGGGGCTCCTCGTCCTTGCGGAGCGGCTCGTAGGACCAGTCGGTGACGGTTTTGTAGTCGAAGCGGACCAGCTTGCCCTTGCGCGGCCCCTTGCGGGGGATACAGAGCAGGTCGCCGCGGCCGGCGAACTTGTGGGTGGTCGAGGCGACGAAGTACTCGACGTCGATGACTTCGGGGTCCTCGTCGCGGGCGAACTTCATCCCGGCCTGGATCCACTTCCTCTCATCGGGGTAATCGGCGAGATCCGGCACCTCTCCCTGCCAGAGCCGCAGCAGCACGTCGTGGGCCACGTCGCCGCGCTTGCGAGCTTCACCCCAGATCGCGTCGTAGTGCGTCCCGGCCTCCCAGAGCTTGGCCCGTAGCTGCTCGCGGGTGAGGCTGGCGATGCCGACGCCGCTCTTGGCAAGCTCGATCACCGCCTCCTCCTGCATCTTCACCGCCTTGGGTGTCAGCGCCGGGATGGCATAGATGCCTGCGATCGTGGAGACCGAGGGCCACGTCTCGTCGCGGCCGTCGACCCGGTAGCAGCGCCTCTGGCCTTTGCCGTCGACCCCGACGCTGTCCCAGAAGCGGACCTCAACGCCGTTGGGCAGGGTCTCCGTGCGGTTGGGCTCGCGCGACTTACTCACCGTGCTCACCGACCTCCCGCTTGCCCCACATCGGGCAGTCCTTGCGGTGATCGTTCGGGTCGTCTGTCTCGGTGCAGATGCACTCGGTCTCGACGAGCTTCTGCAGCTCGGCATCGAGTGCCTCGGCCTGCTCCTCAGTCAGCCTCGCCAGCTGGTCGGAAATGGATTCGTTCGGGTTGAAGCCGTCGATGTCCAGCGAGCCGAGTCTCAGGTTGAGCCCGTCGAGCGCGTTGACGCCGTTCTCTTCGAGCGCCGGCTTGGCCAGCTCGTAGCCCTTGGCCAGATGCTCGACTTGCTCGGGGGCGAGGGTCGGCGCGGGGGGCTCAACCACAACCTCGGCGTCGACCATCACCGGCTCGGTAACGATTTCGTCGATCTCCTCGGTCGAGTAGACGGGTGTACCAGCGGTGAGCTCGGGAAAGTGAACCCGCATGCCCTCAGTCAGGCACCGGTTGAAGCACATGGACCTAGGCGTCTTCACCCAGTTCGAGCGCGGCTTGACGAGTTCCATGCGTTCGGCGTCCTCGATAGTGAATGTGACCTTGCCTTCGTCCTCGTCGTCCGGGATCGGCTCGTCGTCGAGAGTGAACTGCAAGATGCATCGCTCGTTGGTGCGCTCGATAACCCGGTAGCCGTAGCGCTCGTGCTGTTTGATCAGCGCGGCAATCAGGTTGCCCCTGTAGCCGATCTTGCCCTCGATGATCGTGATGCCCTGCATGGAGGCAAGCGGCGACAAGCCGAGTTCCTCACCGTGGGCCATGATCACGACCGCCTGGGCGGGCTTCGTGACGTGTTTCCAGTAGCCAGACTCGGCGAACGCCCTGGCGAGCTGGCCCGGATCGCGTAGCGATAGGGGCTTGGGCTGCTTGCGGACGATCGTCTGCGTCTGCTCGGGCGCGGTCGTCTCGTCCTGCTCGGCCGCCGGTGCCGCCGTTGCTTCCTCGCTCATCGGGCACTCCGCTCAGCGAAGATCGCCCGCAGGTCGTCCACGTCGCTGAGCAGGGCCGAGACTCGCTCGAGCATCTCCTCCTCGCCATGGCGTTCTGCGAGCTTCACCGCCGCCTTGATCTCGGTCCGGGCGTCGTCGACCCGCTCGCCGATGAGTTCGATCGCGGTGGTGCCCATGGCCAAGCGCATGAGCTCGACTCGATCGAGCGCCGGCATCGGCTTCGGAACTTCGGAGACAACGTCCTTGGCGAAGAAGCACAGGGCGTCGTCAGGGACCGGTGCCGGCGAGCTCGGCACCGGGCAGCCGCATTGGCTGCCGTCGACCACCGATCGGTACGGCGCTATCGCGGACTCGCACCGTCCGCAGATATGGGGTTGTAGGGTGACTGGGGCGTGCATGGGTTAACTCCTTGCGCGTCGTGCCCCTGGCTGATCCACCAGCGCGGGGGCGTTTTTGTGAGATCGGTTGGGCCAGGACCAGGGATCCGGTACCTGCCCGCAGTTCCTCTCCGCTACTCGCTCGTCATCGCGCTTGCAAATGGCGCGGTAGTTGCGGATCGCGGTGAAGCAGATCCAGGCGAAGATCGCGACGAGGACCCAAGCGGTGAGGCCCGTGGCGGTGGCGGTGATCAATTGCCCAGCCCCTCATTTGGCTCGGCCTGATCGCGGTAGTCGCGCATCCCGGCGATGAGGGCGTTGATCTCCGCATCGCTGGTGCCGAGTGATTTGAGGAAACGGATCAGCCCGGCGTCTCGCTCAGCCTCAATCGCCGACTGGATACACCGGGTGCCCATGGCGATCGCCTCGGCCGGAGACAACTGACCGAACGGCTCGTCATTGATGAATGTCCCGACGAAGGCTTTGCCCTCGATGGTGACCATCCCCTGCGTTGAGAAGACGCCGCCCTGGGCCATCTACGCAGCCGCCCTTGTGTCGTCCCGTCCCCAGCCCATGAGGTAGTCGGTCTCTGTTTTCAGGAGGCCGACAAGGGTTGGGATGTACCGCGACGGGATCGGCCCGCCGCGGTTGTCCTCGAAGCGGCGGATCGTCTCTTCGGTCACATCAAGGGCGATTGCCAGGTCTCGGCGGGAAAGACCTGTGTCCTCCCTCAACTCACGGAGGCGGTTATTGCTCGGCTCGATCATGGCCGGCACGTTAACAGCTTCCGTTTAAAATTTCAACAGCTATTTTTAAACGGGGATTTCCCCTATGTGCGGACTTCGTCTACCGTTCCCGTCGTGGGCGAGCCATTCGTAGAGGCACTGGCGCAGGCGGCACGACAAGCCAGGGAAGAGGCCGGCGTCTCTCGCGAGCAGATCGCGGTAGTGCTGGATCAGTCGGCCGAAAAGGTCCGATTCTTCGAGACCGGCCGTACCTTCAGCGCACTGAACGACCTGCTGCACGCCTACGAGGAGACGGCAGGCGTATCACTTTTCGACCTGCTCAAAGAGGCCGAAGCAATCCTGAAAAGAAAAGGCTGACCCTCTCGAAGCTCGGCGACGAGGACCGGGAGGGCGTCGGCCCAGGGCGATTCCTCGTCAAGCTCGGTGGTCGCCCGCTCAAGCGCGACCCGCAGGTCGTAGAGGACCGCCTTTTCCGACCGTCGGCCAGTCTGCCGCTTCCTCACAAAGCATCGTCCATGATGTACGGGCGCAGACAATAGCATTCGGCCCGATCTCCCCTGCTCGCCATATACTGGCACTCTTACAAAGCGCTATGGCTTTGCATAGTGGCGAGTTTTGTCAGTCATTTATTGAGTAGAAGGGATTTCCCTATCTTGGCGCCGACTCGAATGCGAGGGCGCCGACGGTCACGTTGATCCCAGCCTCACCGGACTCCGCCATCCGTTCAGTGCTCTTGACCGTGATCTGTTCGATCGCCTCGAGGAAGGCTGCGGCAGCTGGCTCAATTTCCTCAAAGCCCTGCTCATCGACCACGGCTGGGATTCGGAGCATCGCCCGACCAGTCCGAGCGTCGAATACGCCGCTGTTGATCGACTCCACGAGGTCGCCGAGCAAGAGCTGCGCAGCCCAGGTCGAGTGGATCTCCCGAAGAAGGCGATTCGCTTCCTCCCAAGCTTTGGCTTCGAGGATGGGGCGCGCCACAGTCTTGTAGACGCTGGCGGAACCGCCCCGTGCCCTAGTCCTCCGCACCACCTTGACGAGTTTGGCCGCAGCCAGTTCGCGAACGTGACGGGCGACGACGCTCAGATCCTCGTCGAGCTTCGCCGCGACCTGAGCCGGGCTCGCCTCCATTTCGACCAGCAGATAGAGGATCCGCTTTTTTAGGGGATTGCCAAGCGCTCGGAATAGCTCTGCGTTGGCACCAACGCCGTGCTTTTGGCTGACCTGACTTTTAGGCATCGCCATTCCTTCCTAGGTCGAAGTTGAAGCACTCAAGATAGCCCGTTTTAACAGGATCTCGCGCCTCCGCGTAGGTGACAATTGTTGTCACCGGTGACAGAATTTGTCATCTAACCACGCCGGAAGGGGGGTGAGAGATGAAAATCGCACCGATCAGCACTGTGATCCCGGTGGTCAAAATCCACAAGACCGCCTGAGAGACGGGGCCGGCCGTTCCTCCCGCCTTACGGCGGCCGCACCGGCCCCACCCCTGTCTATCACCAAGGCTTCCATCAGCACGCGACCGTACCGCAGTAAAGCCCCCCTGTGGCCTAAAAGGGGGTAACCCACTTACCCCTCTATTTGGCCAGGATCTTCTTGATCCACGTCTTCGACTTGTCGGCTGCGTCGGCGATCGTCTGCCTGGAGTGACCCCGATCCGCGGCCTCCTTGATGAGCCGGTTGCGTTCCGGGCGTTCCTCCTCGACTTCGCGTTCCCGCTTTGCGATCTCTCGCAGCCTCTTAAGGGGGTCAGCGCTAGGCATGGGGTGAGCCAAGGGCCCGGCGCCTTCCCCCCTACTCCCTGGAACAGATGGTGGCGCAGGGGGTTGCGCCTGCGCCACCAGGCCATAAACCGCTGCCGTACCGCTTGACCCAAATGCGAACATCTGTTCGTATGGGCAATGCTGGCAACCGCTACCCCTACGTCGATCTCGACAAGGCGCTCGACGCCGAAGACCTTGCCCACGCCTGGCAGGGCGCTCACGAACGCCGCGGCGGAGTTAAGAACTCGCAGGCCCTACGGCTGACCATGCTGATCGCCCTGAAGGAAGACAAGGACTACGAGGCGGCGGTTCGTCGCTTCATGGTCCGCTTCATCCGCGATGAGAATCCGGACCCCGAACAGATCCGCAAAGTCGCCCATGCCTTGGAGGAGCTGGTGAAAACCAAGGAGGCCCCGATCCCAGGCACCCCAGAGCACGCCCTGCTCGACCTCGTGCGCCGGCTCGAGGAGAGAGAGCGGGAACGGGGCCAGCGGTTGAGGCCCTAGAACGACGAAAAGCCCCCCGCCTCCGAAGAGACGAGGGGCCAAAATTGAGTGGCGTTTAGCCGGGGGGCTAAATCGAACTCAGGTGGGTCGGCCGGCCGGCAACACCTTGCTGCGCTGCACGAGCGCGGTGACGATGATCACGACGTTCAGGAGCAGCGTTTCGATGACGCCCGTCTCCAGCACGACGCCAAAGGTGGCGGCGAGGTTGACGACGAAGGCGGCGACTGCAGCGAGCAGGATTACGGGCTCGGTCTTCATGTGTTCAGCCTTTCCGTTGGGGATGCAGGAACATCCAGCGCTCCTCGCGCCGGCGGTTGAGCAGGCCCTGGACGACGACGCCGCCCGCGTGAGACCACTCGAGGAACTCGTTCGCAGCGCCCAGGTAATTGCGGGCGTTGAGCTTCTGCTGCAGCTCCGAGCCTTCGACGGCACCGGCGCCACAGTTGTAGGCGAGCGAGATCAGGGCGATCCGCTGGCGGATCGTGAGCTTGACCTTGATGTTGCGGCTGACCGCCCGCGCCGCGGTGTGAAGGTCGCGCGTCAGCATCGCCAGGCCCTTGGCTTTCGACCAGACTTCGCCTGGGTTGACTCCGCCGGTGTGTCCGTAGCCGATCGTCCAGACGCTGCCGAGGCTGTCCCAGTAGGACTCGGGCATCCAGCCCTCCCACTTGGCGACGAAGCGGGCGGCGTAGGAGAGCCGCCAGCGGATCTTGCCCCTTGGAGCACGACGATCAGTCGGCTTCTCGTCGAAGTGCTTCAGGTCGCGGGCGCGCTTCCCGCTGTGAACAGCGCGAGCCATCTAGACCAGCCCCTTCCGCACCAGCACCGGCTTGATCGGCGCCATGCAGTTCGTGTGCCACTCCTCGTTGTCGTAGGGGCGAGTAACCGAGAAGCCAGCGGCGGTGAGGATGCGCCGCAGGTTCGTCGCGTCGGTTGTGTCGAGGCCCTGTTGCCACGCCGGGAGCGGCTCGCCGACATCGCCGACCACGCCATCGCCGAGTCGCATGTGCGTTCCCTGCGTCGGCGGGTTGGCCGGGAAGAAGCCGGGACGCCGTTCGATCCACCCCTGGTAGAGCTCGGCTTGCGTCGACTTGCCCAGCCGGTGAAGGAGGTTGGCGATCACTGATCGGCGGTCGCCAGAGTTGACCGCGCCGGCCCATCCCTTCGAGCGGGCGTAGAGCAGCATGATCTTCTGTTCGAGGGTGACCGGCGTGCCGTCGAGGACGGCGACCTTCTCCAGCGACTTGCGCCGGGCCAGAACCTTGGAGATCCGCAGGCGCAGGAACGCGACCTTGCGCTGGTAGCGGCTGGCCTTTCGTGTGTGTAGGCGCTCGTCGCGGCGAGCGCGCTTTGTCTTCCGCCTGAGGCGGGTGAGCTTCGGGTCGCGCCGGGCCATACACCCGACGCTAGGACGAGGACGCGTTGACCCCGCGATGCCGTCCAGACCCGTGCCTAGGCTTCGTCCCGTTGGAGCCCCACCGCCAAATCGGGATCATCCTCGTCGAGGCCAAGCGCGCCGGGTGGCCATGGGAAGTGGCCTGGGTCAACCTTCTGCGCTCGTTCGAACCTCACGATGGCTGCCCCCGCTTGATTGAGGAGGCCCTCGCCGAAGAGCGCGAACTGCTGAAGGAGATCAAGCCCTTCATCCAGGCCCCCTACGAAGGCCGTCAAGTCACGGCGGCCGAGTTCGAGCGGTCCGAGCAGACGGCCGCCCAGCGGCTAGACGCGATCGCGGCCTAGCCCGGCTCTGTGCAAACGCGGATTCCGAGCTCGTTCACAGAGCAGACGACTTCGCCGACGACGCCTCCGGGGTTTCCGATGAGGCCGGGTTGTTCTGAAGGTGAGGGAGTATCGGGCTGTTCGGCCACTGTCTCGACCGGCGCGGTGCCCGTGTCAGTGTCCGACGAGTCGGGCGGGGATTCGGCGGGAGGACCGGGCTCCTGCGATTTCGACGGCGTTTTTGTCCCGCCTGACGTCCCCTTTTTGTGACCAGGGTCGACGCCACCGGTTGGGCCTTGCTGGTCCCCATCGATGGCTACTGGGACTGCGCCACCACTGGTGCCCGCTCCCGAACCGTGGACTCCCTTGGTCAGTCGGGCTTCAGGACCTCGGCCCCGCCTCAGGTCGATGAAGTCCTTCGGGCAGGCGCGGCCCCGCGTCCGCGTCACCCGCTGATAGCCAATGCAGGGGTTGCGGATTGGCTCCGCTCGAGCTATGTCCTGCCGGATCGCTGCACAGGCCGCGCCTGCCGGATCGCGCGTACATGCCGATTTGGTGACAAAGGTCTCCTTTGAGTAGAGGCCAAGCGCGCCGACGAGGAGAATCGCTGCGGCGCCAAGGCCGGCTGCAACAAGCGCCCCGGTCGCCGGGTTGTCTTCGAGCCAGTGGTAGGCCACGCTCTGTCGCAACCGCCTCATGTCCAAAACCACGCAAACGCGATCGCGAACCCGAGAGCGGTGGCCAGGCAAGTTACCGGCTGCCCGTAGAGCCAGATCATCGAAACGGGAGGTTGTCGATTGCCTGACCCGCCCAGAACAACGCGAGGATCACTAGGGCTCCCAGTAGACCAGGGTCGATCTCCCCGGACTTGAACTGGTCCTGCACTGCCAGCCCTAGAAGGACTGCGGTGATCGTGATCGCCAGCCAGGGACGAGGAGGTGGCTTCGAACTCAACTTGCTTGGCGCTGTCAATCAACGGTCCTCACTTTCGCGGCAGGGAATCACGGGTTCGCCTGCCAACCAATGACGATTTTGAATTTTTTGCCGGGGGCCGCAGATCGGCAGGCGCGGACTTCGAACTGTGTTTCGGTGATGCCCTTTGCCTCGGCCCACACCGCGCCGATGCCTTCTTCTTCGGAGTTGCTGGCTGGTATCACGGAGACGGGTTTGACACCGAGTTTGTGCGTGACTTTCACGTAAGGGGATGTGGTCGACGCCGCCTCCATTTCGACCGTGGTGGACCCCGCCGTCGGCGCCGTTGGACGGAAGGTCAACGCGGTTGTGTTGAGGGTGATGGGTCCATCTGTTGTCAACCGCCAAGTCGTGTCCGGGAACGTCGAACCCTCCGCCACAGTGATGAGCATCCCCGGCACGCACTCCGCCGAGGTGTCCATGCTCGGGATGCGTTCCATGGTCCATTTGGAGCCAGCCGAGCCGAGCGAGGTGATTTTGAAGGGGCCATTGTCAGCACCCGCAGCCCCTTTCGTCAGCAGGACGAAATCGTTGACGGCAGCGGCGACGCCGTCGATGCTCGGGAGTGCGCCGTTCGCGTTCGCGGTGAGGACGTTTCCTGCACGAGTGTAGGCGGGGAGGGCGCCTGCAGTCGCAAGGCGACAGTTGATCGTTCCGGTGCCGGTCAGGCCCTGTTCACCGTTGGCGCCGGCTTTGCCTTCTTTCCCCTGGGGCCCTTCTTTGCCTTCTGGGCCTTCAGGGCCACCGGACAGAGGCGTAGCGACAATCGACGGGCGCCGCGGCCTTGTGGCACGCTCCAGGCGGTCGATTGTCCTGAGTCTTCGCGGTACCCTCATTCGCCCTCCGGCACGCGCACCGTTACGGCTTTGCCGGTCACTCCTTCGCTTGTGAGTTCGGGGGCGCAAGTCACCTTGACCTCGAGCTGTCGGGATGCACGCTCGGTGATCACTGCGTCGGTGACTCGTCCTGTGACCTCAAGGGGTTCATCTTCTGGATCGGCGTAGTGCTGTACCCCGATCGCGTCGCCCAGCCAATAATCGACCCCGAAGATCGGCGGCACGCCCTCGCCGGTCTCTTCGTCGGCTTGCTCAGGGGCAGAGGTGAACTCGAAGAAGAGGGGCGGGAATGCGCTGGCAGCGACCTCGCCCTTTGCGTGGGCCTCAAGGGTCGCGGTCTCAATCACGTCGTCGAGCTGCAGCCGGCGCTCGTAGGCGCCTTTGTAGAGCGCGATCGACCCGGCGTGTTCGGCTACGTAGCCTGGGTGCTCGGCAAACGGCGATTCGCCTTCTTGGTCTCGGGGAGCACCGATCGCGAGCACCCGATTGGCCACCTCCTCGCCACCGGGGGCGAAGCGAAAAGCCGTAGCCGTGTAGGGGGCCTTGCCGTGAACGAACACGACCTCCTCGCTCAGGTCGCTGCCCTGCCGTGGATAGAAGGTGTTGAGCTGGCACAGCGTTCCGTCGCTCGCGATCACGGGCTCAAGCTCAAAGTCAGGCCCACCCTCGACTTCGCTCATCTCGACCAGCGCCGGACCGATTTCCTTGCCAGGAGCGTAGGTACGATCACGTTTCACCGACGCCGGCAGCGACCCTTCGGCCACCCCGTGCCCTTCCTGGGAGTCAACCAGCCCCCACATGATCTGCGACTGGTCGGTGGCAGCGAAGGCAAGTGCTTCCCACACGGAGCCCGTGACTTTCCGCGCCAATATCCGCTCCAAGTGGAAGAACGGATCGAGGGCGTTGATCCCCAACTCGCGCTTGCCAGATTCGCTGCCGCGTTCTGGGATCGTCACCTTGCCGATGAACAGCGGCATGGAGAACTCGTCGGGGCCCTTGAGCGTGACTCGGAGGACCGTCTCCAGCGATTTCGCGAGATCGAGCGCTGGGTCGCCCAGGCTCAGGGGGCAGAAGGCACGCCGGCCAGCACAGAGCCCGAGGTCGACGTGACCGCCAGGGCGCCGGTTATCAAGGCGAGTTAGGACCTCCTGGTTGAGGTCACAGAGCTCCCAGTCGAGGCGCATACACCCAGCCTGCCGCTGGGTGGCGTTGACCCCTAGCCGGGCGGAGCTGCCGCAACAGCGGCCGCGGCGGCAAAGTCATGACCACATTCCGGACAGGCCGTCAGGCCCTTCTTCACCCGCTCGCCGCAGGCCGGGCAGACCCGGCCCCTTGGACGCGTCATGAACCAGATCAGCGAGAAGAAGACGAACCCGATAAAGCCAATGAAGAGGATCAGGGCGACCCCGATTCCGGTGCCGGCTTCGCAGGCTTCCCGGTTGAGCTGGGTGGTCTCAGAGCCGCAGTCATTCCCGGCGCCGCCGGCGACAGCCCAAATCAGGATCAGGACCGACCAGACGATCAGAACCCACGTCATCTTGCGCCAGTGAGGACGTTTCATCGCGGCGGCGATCCTACACAGATCGATGCAGGGCTGCTACCTTCCCCGTACCAAGAAACGCCCCGGCAGCGCTCCAACGCCCCGGGGCCGGCCATCAGGAGGTAAGTCCCGATGACGAAGTTGATTGTAGTTCTCGCGGCAATGGCAGCGATGGTGCCCGCGGCGGCGACAGCCGAGCCATTTACCCCTGAACTCGAAGCCGAGTATCACGCGGCGCTGGTGGAATGGGGAGCGCCCGATCCGCCACCTCAATGCAGCAAGGTCGTACTCGAAGTGGTTCCGGACGAAGTGTTGCTGGAGACGCCCAACGGCAGGGCGCGAGCGCAGGCAACCACCCCGCCCCCAGGGGTTCTGCTCGATGCATGCCACCTCTGGCTAGGCGAGTCCACCGCCGACCTGCAATCGTGCGAACTCCAGGAAACCCTTGAGCATGAGGCCGGACACCTGCTCGGATTCGGTCACAACGATAACCCGGACAGCATCATGGCTCCAGCGCATCGCACTAGTCTCTGCGATAGCCAGGAAATCGACGACAAGCGAGCGGACCTACAGCAAGAAGTAAAATGGTGCCACCGCCAACCCCGCGGGTGGCGTCACCGCTGGTGTACGCCTAGGGTTAGGATCGAACGGGAAATTCTTGCCGGCCTCAGGGCAGCCTATCGACCGCTGAGCTTCCCTTAGTAATAGCCCTTCTCCCAGCGAAGCGTAGCTTTGGCGGTGTAGCTCCCTTTGCCGGACAGGTCGTAGGCGCGGAAACGATCAAAACTCCGAGTTGGGGCTGTAGCCGTAGTGGTCGCGTCATAGACCCCAACCTTGCCGCTTGAAAGGTTTTTGGCGCCTTTTCCTTCCAGGTATTCATGTTTGCCGGCGAGGAGCGGACCTGAGTTCGGTTCGCTCAGAGGGAATAGAAAGGCTTTAGCTTCGCCACCCACACACTCCAGAATCATTCGAAGCCTTGCCCCCCCGAGGGCCGCTTCCTTGATCGCAGTCAGTGGTCCAGCTTCCCCCAGAATCGGTGCTTTCGCGCCAGCCAATCCTTCCTCCTTAATTTGGAGAAACAAGCGCAGCTCCGACGTACCGACCGGGTTACTCCACTGAATGAGCGACTCAAGCCGTACGCCTCCGGTTCCTATCCGCGCACAAGCGCTCGGTAGAATCACTTGAAAGGGTGAGGTTGAGGGATCGGCCGACGCGAAGAAGTCGGTCACAACTCGTGTGGCCGCGACTGATGGCGTTGACGCCTTGATGAGCCGTCCTTTGTAGGTGGCGGCATCAGATACGGCAGAGCGACGTAGGAGATGTTCGCTACCGGCGACGACGCTGAAGTCATCGGCGTCTCCTTCGCCTTCCCAGGTGCCACCGGTTTCGAGTGACTTACCCGTAACTGGGCCCGCGGTCTGGTTGAAATCGTCTTTTGCAACCAGCGCGGCGCCGACAGCTTCGATCTCTATGGCATTGGCACCAGTGATCAGCGGCTCGGTTTTCCACAGGCCACTGTCGGAGGGATCAAGCAACGACGAACGATCCGCGCCCGTAGTGTCGACGATCGTTCGTCTCCTAAAGTCCAGCGAGAGGTCCGTGCCGTCCCAGTCTTCGGGCAGCGCCAGGGTCAGCGACTCCCCGGTTGTTTTGTTGCGCAGGACGATGTCGATCGCCTGCTCTGACGCGGGCAGCACGAGGTCGAGCACCGGACCGCGCGCGTTCGATGGCAGCAGAAGACTCACCAGGCCACCACTTTGCTGGTTTCTTTCACTTCCACCGTGTGTATCTCCGTCTCTTCATCGAAGTGCCGCGGGTCGTACATCCATAGCCCCAGCACAAACCGCCGCTTCCACCCTTTCGTCTCCTGGTTGTCGGGGATGTCGCAGGTAATGCACTTGGCCTCGTAGAACTTCGGCGTCTCGTCTTTGAATTCTGCGTTGAGCTCGTGCCAGTAGACATCCATGCGCCCGATCGCGGTGATGTCTGCGAATGCCTCGATCACAAGGTCTTCCGCTTCACGGAGCTGCTTTAGCGTCTCGGCTTCGACCCAGCCCTCGTAGACGACGGACTTCCCGCGCCGTTCGGAGCGCTCAGGCGTCTCCCCTACCCCGCCTATGCGTGGGCTCTTGTTGTCTTCGGCGGCGCCTTGCGAGCGCAGGCCCGAGATCCGCGTCAGGCGGTAGCGCGGCCACACCTCTTTTCCGCTCGCATCAGTGAGCCGGTTTATCGCCACAGCGGGTTCGCTCGCCCCCGGCGGTGTCCATTCGTGTATCGCCTCGATCTGGCCGATCATCCCGGCAGCCCTCCCCGAGCGCGCAGTTCCGCGTCGAGAAGCGCAAGCGCCAGGCGCGGGTCAGCGATCTCCCCGGCGGGGGACTGGACGCTGAGGTCGTAGTTGTTGGTCGTGTCGCCTGCAGCGACTGGGGCCACTGCGGGGAAGTTCATCTGCGGGGTTGCCACCATCGCGTCAAGGCCAGCCGTCAGGTCCCCCGCAAGCCGCGGCGCCGCTTCACGGATTCCGCGGGCGAAGTTCTCGATCAGGGCTTCACCGCGCTGGGGAAGGCCTCGCAGAGGGGAGCGAGGATCTTTCGGTTCGGAGCCGGGGAGCAGATCGCGGGCCTTGCCGACGACGTCCTTGACGGCGTTCACAACGTCTTCCGCCATGCTCTTGACGCCATTGAGAAGCGCTTTCATCAAGGCAACGCCAGCATCGAAAAAGCTCCCTGTTGCGGCCTTGATCGTGTCGACGGCGGCGTTGATAAGCCCCTGGGCCGCCTGTACGACTACGTCTCGAGCAGCATTGATCCCTGCCTTGGCCTTTTCGAACAGCGTTTCGGCGGTCGCCTTAGCCCGATCCCACGCATCGGTGATCTTGTCGATGACCGCGTTGACGATCTCGCCGGCGGCGCCAGTGACGGCTCCGCGGACGGCGTTGATCCCCCCCTTGACCTTGTCGAAGAGGTTCTGCCCGGCGTTGAAGGCGCGGGTGAATGCCCCCGTGACCTTGTCGACGACGGCGTTGACGACGTCGCCCGCAACCCCGACCACCGCCGAGCGCGCCGCATTGATCCCGCCACGCACCTTCTCGAAGAGGTTGCGGCCGACGTTGAGCGCCCGGTCAAACGCTCCCGCGATCTTGTCGATCGCCGCACTCACGATGTCACCGGCCAAGCTGACGACGGCATCCCGGCCAGAAGCGATGCCGTCACGCGCCTTGCCGATCAGATCGGCGCCCGCACTCAAAGCGTCGCCGCCGAGCCCCAGGATCGCGTTGACGGCGCCGTGAGCAACGGCCGCGGCAGCGCTGGAGACGGCGCCGGCAGCATTTGAGACTGCGCCAGGGATCTTGGCGAAGAACCCGCCTACAGAGCCCAGCACGCCGCCCAGATCACTGAAGGCAGACTTGAGCAGTCCTACGAGGAGCTCGAGCTTGCCGAAACCGAAGACGAGATTGAGCGCCTGCCCGGCAAGTTCCCTGACCGGCGCCGGGATCTTCGTAAACAGCCCAAGGAGCAGCGTGAGGGCGCTCACCAAGGCACCAGCGCCCCGGACGAACGGCGCCATCACCGGCGCCATGGCCTGGGAAAACGCCAGCCCAGCGACTACGAGCTTCCCGAGCAGACTGAGCGTCGCGTCAAGCAGCGGCCGGGTGTCCTCGAAGAACTGCTTGATCGCGGCCTGACCTTTGGCGGAGTTCGCCCACCGAGCGAGGGCGTCTGAGCCTTCGGTCAGCGTTTCGACCATGTCCTTGCCGGCTTTCGCCGTTTCGCCGCCGAGCAGGGCGATCATCAGCCCCCCGAGGGAGCGAGCAAGGCCGAGCCAGGCCCGCAGGTGGTCGACCAGCCCCCCGATGCCATCGCGCAGCGAACCGATGTCATCGGTGCTGCCGGCAACCCCCTGTAGGAAGTCGCGGACCTTGCGCAGCCCCGAGATCAGGAACGGCATCGAGGCAACGGCGATGTTGCGCAGGATCACTGCAAGCTGGCCGAAGGATTCGCCGACCAGTTTGGTCACGGTCGCGCTCGAGCTGACGAAAAACTTCAGCGCCTTCGTCCATTCCGGGCCCGCGAGTGCTTTGCCGGCGCGCGCTGCAAGGCTGCCGATCACTTCGCCGATCGCCGTTAGGCCGGGCCGCAGTTCGCGGATCAGGGGCACGATTGCTCGCATGCCGGCAACCAGCCCCTGCAGGACGGCTGTGGTGGCCGGTTTGAAGGCATTCTCAAGCGCCGTCTTAACTCGATCGAGCACTTGGGCAAAGCGCTTGTTGAGGCCGGTCAGTTCCTCGATTTCAGCGCCACCACCTCCCCCGCCTCCGGCCGCGCCTGCACCGGCCTGTTGCGCTTCCTTCCCCGCCTTGGCCTGCTGGCGCAGCGCTTCGGCAAGGCCCTGATGGGCGTCTCGCAGAGTCTCTGCAGCAGCAACAACAGCTGCGTTGTCTCTGATGCCATCCCTCTGTAGGGCCAAGAGCGCCGCGGTGGCGGCTTCGATTTCTTTGTAGCCCTTCTCCTGAACCCGGCGGGTTTCGCGTTCGGCCTTTTCGACCTCGCTAGATGCATCAGCGACGGCCTGCAGCGCTTCGACGTACGGCTCGTAGGCCTTCGCACCTAGTGCCGCGAATTCGTTGACACGGCCCTGAGAGTCGGCCAGGTTTGTGTTGGCGTCAGTGACCCCGTTGGTCGCCTTCTCGACGCCAAGCTGGGCTTTCTGCAGGTCCCTCGCCGCGTCGGAGAAAGACTCGATCTGGTCAGGGTTGAGTTCGATGCCGGCACCGGAGAACAAAGCGCCTACATCGAGGTTCGACAGGTCCGCCGTCTGCAGCGTTGAGAGGACCCGTTCAAGCTCGGCGCCGGCGAGCCCCATCCCCTCAAGCTGTTTGCGGAGCGCTTTCTGCTGGTCGTCAAGGTCGTCCTGGGCGTCGAGGAGGCCGAAGGAGGCATCCCGCAGGTCGAGGCGGGCATCCCGCAGGTCGCGCTCTGCCTGGGCCGCCGCACGGGTTGCCTCTACTTCCTCCTTGCCGGCCGCCTTACGCGCCTCGGCTACGTCGTGGATCGCACGCTTCTGTTCGCCCTGAGCGGCGGAGACCGCGCGCGCCGCTTCGGCTTCGGTCCTGCGTACGTCCTGGGAGGCTTCGCGAATTTCCTTCCATGCCTGGATCGCCGCGTCGCGGTAGTTGCGCAGCGCCGTCGTCAGCGACTCCCGGGCGTCCCGTACGGCCGTCGTAGCCTTGTACTCGCGCTCGTGGGCGTGGGCGAGTTCGTCCGAGGCTTTGGCGGCGTCTTTTGAGGCAGACGTCGACCCCTTCATCGCCGACGCTGCGGCGGTGGTTGCCTGCTCCTGAGTCTGGAGGATGCCCGTGACGCGGGCCCCGGTCGCCCCTACAACCCCGAGCGCAGGGCCCATCGCAGCGCCAAGGGCGACGCTGAGCGCGCCTGCGGCCGCCGCGGCAGCCCCCAGCGAGCCGATCAAAGCCCCCAGGGCGCCGATCAGGGACCCGATGACGGGGATCAGAGCCAGGCCAGCAGCCAGCACCACGCGCAGGGCACTGCCGAAGAAACCAGCGCCGCCGGCGGCGCTTCCCAGGCTTGATCCGGCGCCGCCCGCCGCTCCCCCGAACGACGAGAGGGCGCGGGAACCCTCGCCGGCCTCGCGGACGATCCCGCCAATCGAACGCTCCAGCGCCAGGGCGCGCTCAGCGAGCCCGCGACGGATATCGACGTCGACCGTGACTTTCTCCCGGTCAATGCGCTCGAGTCGTACCTCGAAGGCCTGCAGCGCAAGGAGAGCTTTTGCGATCTTGGCGTTGACCTCTGGACTGACTCGCTTGCGGTCGATCTGGTTGAGCTGTCGATCGAGAGCCGCCGTCGCCGCCCGCCCCTCGGCGGTATCGACATCCGCGGTCGCCGTCGCGGTCTCACGTGCGAACCGGGCCAACTGCGCTCGAGCCTCGCGGAGCTTGTCGGTGACCCGGCGGTCCTCGAGATCAAGCGTCGCCTCCGCCTTCACCCGCTCAAAGGCCTCCACGCTCGTCGCGACTTTGCGTAGCGTCCTCTCGGCGCCTTCGTCCTTGCCGAAGACGCGGATGATCGTGTCGTGAAGAGAGGAGCCCATCGCTACTCCGAGGCTCCCGACCCAGAGCGTTGACCCCTAGCCTTTTCGCGCCTGCGGGCAGCGGCCTGAGACCAGCTTGAATCGGGATCCTCCGCTGCGGTGACCTGCGTCGGCGCGTCAGGCTTTTCAGGCGGCAGGAACATGCCGTCAACGACCTCGGTCAGCCGTTTGGGCTCGCTGATGGCGAAGGCGAGGGCCGTGGCCTGCTGGCGAAGCTCTACGCGGCGACGGGAGTCGCGGGCGAGGAAGAGATCGAGGAGCCTGGGGAGGGTGACGGGGGATCGTTCGTCACCGTCACGGTTGGGAGCGTCTCGGTGGAACTCGGCGAGCCCGACTCCCCACTCGGAGCAGGCGAGCTCGGAGATCGCTCCAAGGCCCAGTTCGCCACTTCCTTGTTGACGATCCCTCGGATCAACTCCCCGTCTAGCCCCAAGCCTTTTCCCAGCCTCACCAGCCGGTCGGCGCCATTGACGCGATAGATGGTCTCGATCGCGTCGAGAAGCTGCGGGAGTGTGACCTCTTCGATCCCACCCTCCGGATCACCGCCGGTCTGGTACTCGTCCGCGGAGCTGTAGCCGAGCAGCGTGTGCAGCGGCGCAATGTCCGGGATGAAGGTCTTCAGTACGTCGTACAGCTCGCCGTCGATCTCACCGTCGAGGGCCACCGTGCCTTCTTGGAGGCCGAGTAGCTTGCCGAGCTTGCGCTTGATCCGGCCGATCCCCTGCGGGACGATCCGGTACTTGTTGCCTCCGAGAGTGCAATCGATGCCGTCTGACATCAGGCGCTGAGGTCTTCGGCGGCCTCGAAGAACCAGCGACCGTACGAGCCTTTGGTTTCGCCTGGCTCGGGGAAGGATTCGAATTGGATTGGAGCGGAGACCAAGCCGCCCTTGGCGACCTCGATCTCGGAGTCATCCGCCGTCAGCGAGCAGCGGTTAAGGACAATCGCGACGATGCGACCACGTTCCGTGCCGTCAGGCTCAACCACCACCCCCGCTTCCTTCCTACGCTCGCCCAGGAGTGCAATGCGGTAGGCCGGGAGCTGAGAGATTGCATCGAGCGGGACGGCCTCCTGTTTGGCCGTTTTTTCGGTAGCGGCGACGGTCTCGCTGGTGAGCGCCCCCGGATCGATCCCCTCGACGATCTTGATGTTCTCAGGGGTGATCTCAGCGACATTTAGGGAAATGGTGTGGTTGATATCCGTGATATCGGTGAAGACTGCGGACTTCTCCTGCTCGATCGAGAGTCCCTCGGACTCGAAGCCCCGGCTGTAGCTCGGGGCCTCGCCCTCGGCGGCAGCGCCAAAGTCGACCCATTCCGCTTTCGGGTCGTAATCTTTTTCATCGAGCAGTTCGATGATGTCCTGAAGTTTTTTCGGCACCGCCACTTTCGTGGGGGCGTACAGGACTCGTGCCGGCCCGGTGATCAGATTGAAGATGTCGTAGGGCTTGCGCATCGCTCAAATCCAAGCTACGTCAAGCTCGCGTTGACCCCGTCAAGGTCACTCTCGTCATCGCCACCAGGGATTTCCTCGGTTGTGACCCCCATGGCCTCGTCGCCAAGCTCGAAGTCGTGGCCTTCCACATCAAGCAACTGCTCGGCGAGATCATCGGGCACGACCAGCTCCTTCCCTACCTGGAACTCGAACCACTCCCCGTCCTGCTCGACAGAGTAGGTCCCGCTCGGTCCGCGATAAGTGACCTTGACGTGATCCATCAGCCGATCTCAATCCGCTTCGCGACTGCGAGCTTTAGGTAGACCGCCCGCCCGCGGGTGCCGTCCGGCCGCTCTTCGGCGGGTTCGGTCAGGTCGACTTCTGTGCGGGGGGAGATCATCGCCTCGCCTTCGAGGCTAGTCCCGGCTCGCGTTGACCCCGTGAGCGTCTCGGCGTAGCTCTCTAGCGACCGCTGGGCCGCCTTCTCACCCGCGGCGCCATCTTCGACCTCGACCATGATCGACACTTCCACATCGAACACGCGAAGCCACGTTTGCTCGAGGCCCGCGAAGGGGAAGCTCTCCGGGTCGCCGGGCACGTCCTTGACCGTGCCGATCACGGCCGCCACGTCAGGCAGCCGATCAGTGACCCCCGGCGGGTAGGAGTAGCCGTCTTCGAGCGCCGGGATGAGGTCCCGAGCCCATTTCACCAGCGCCTCCGCGATCTGCTCGTACGTCATCCGGTCACCGAGAGGATGCGCCGGCCAACGCGCTGGGCAGAGCGAGCGATGTGCGGCTGGGCAAGGCGGTGGGCGGTATCGGCCCAATCACCCCGGGGGCGGTAGCCGCGTACGCGGCGCCGCGGTCCCCAAGGGGTACGCAGCGCCTTCTTGTGAATCGGTTCGATCCAGCGTTTGCGATGGCCGAACCGGGTGACACCGGTGTAGGGATACCCCTCGGCCGACCGCACCGTTGAGACAACCTCAACGCCGGGCAGGGTGCCTCGGTTCGGCCGGGTCCGCAGACCGCGGGCGAGCGCTTGCGTTCTCTCCGGCGCCGCCTGGCGGGAGACCCGCACGAGGCGCGGTGCGAGCTCCCGGTTCAACTCGTCAGCGAGGACCGGGCGAACCCGCGCAGCCGTTGCGCGCAGCCGTCGGGCCTCGCGGGAACTCACCTGGGCGGTGAACGTGACACGGCCACTCAACTCCCCCGCACCTCCTGCAGCTTCAGCTCGATGTGGGGCAAGAAGTCGTGGCGCACCGCGCCGATCACCGTCAAGCGTTTCCCGACGGGCTCCCAATCCTCGTCTGCGATCGGGCCGACCTCAAGCGTGGGCGGGTCGTCGGTGACAAACAGGCGTCGGTTCGGCTGATCGATCAAGACGTCGGCGGCCTCGATATCTGCCTCCCCCGCCCACTCATATTCGACGCCTTTCCCGGCCGAGCGTGGTTCGCGCAGTGACCAAGTCGAGAGCTTGATCACACCTGTTACCTCGTGCTTGTAGGTGACGAGGGCGTACTGCCGGAAAGGAAGCATCAGGCGAGCGCCCCGACCGGCCCGTGCCAGATCAGCGCCGCGTCGGCGAGTACGCGGCGCACTCGTGTTGACACCGCGGCCTCGCGGCCGTCCAGCTGCATTGACAAGCCACCCTGACTCAGACCAGAAACACCGAGGCCCTTGGCCGAGCGCACAGTGTCGGCGAGAGCGTGGGCGTTGGCGACGGCCCGGTCCTCCATGTCGTAGCGGAGGGCCACGGCGACAGCCGCCGGCACTTCGTCGTCGGCCCATCCCCACACGCCCGAGACCTCGACCCCAGCGGCGCCGCTTGGGAAGGCGAGACTCTCAAGGCCTCGCGCTTCGGCGAAGGCCTGCGTCAGCCAGGTTGTCCCTGACCGCGGGTCGGGAAGCGAGAGCCGGCCACGTAGCTCGCTGAGCTCGACGTCGTCGGCGGAGATCGTGCCGCCGGGGACCTCGAGCGAGACCAGCTCGACTAGGCGCTTGGGCAGGTAGAGAAGGTCGCCACCGGTGCCGTCGACCTTGCGGGTCACCGGTTCCTCTTTGGTGCCCTCGACGGTGAAGCTCTGCCTGCAGGCTCCCTCGATCGCAAGGATTGCCTCGTCTCGCAAGCCGTCCTGCTCACTCCCCTCCAGTCCTTTCAGGGCCGCATTCGAGGAGGCTGCCACCAGTTCTGCAGTCGAGGGATACATCGCTCATCCTCGACGCTACGGTCGGGAGGCGTTGACCCCTATGCGCCCACCCCGACCCAGTAAGCGATCGGATTCGTGCTGCCGATCGTTGCGGGGGCAGCCGGCAGATCCGTCAAGCCTGTACCCAGGGTCGCAAAGGACGGAGGGTTGCTCCCGATTTTGGTGGCGCTGGAGAGGACCGTCCCCCGCCACAGAGTGGGGAGCGTCGTTTTGGCCGTCGCCACGATGCAGATCACGTAGACGCCCGTGGCAGGCACGACCCACGACGAGACGAGGGGCAGTGTCTTGACGCCGCCGGAACCGAACAAGGCGCTCTGGTCGGCGGTGCGGGCGTACTCGATTTTCCCGTCCGCCGAGAGGATGGACGCCTTGAACAGGGTCACTTCGTTGCCGGCGCCGGCGCTGTTGACGTAGATGTTGCCGATTTTGTCCCCCTCCTTCAGGGGAACCAACATCGCGTAAGCGGTGCCGCCGATCATCAGCGACGACGTGTTGACGACCTGTCGATCGAAGTTCTGCGACAGGAGCCCTTGGCCGGCCGTGAGGATCGCGGCCGCCGAGGGCCGGGAAACATCGACGGTCCCGGTGCCGAGATCCTGCACCGCTGCGATGCCGAAGGGTTTGGTCGCCGTGCCGCTGTAGCCGCTTGAAAACGGGCCGATCGTGAAGCCCACGGCGTTGGAGTTGGCGATATTGACGCCGTAGCGCATCCGGGACGTGTCGGCGGTGGATACAAAGTCGTTGGCCGCGACCACACCGCCGCGTGCAGTGGCTTCGAGTGCGATGTTGATCGCGTCGTAGGTGTCGGCAGCCGCGCCGGAGACATCCCGGAAGCCGCAGCCCGAGATGTTCACGCCGCCGCCTTGCGAGGCGGTGGTCCGGGTGACGTAGATGCCGCCCTTTTTGCAGTCGGTGAAGCGGGAGCCGTTCACCTTGAGCTGGCGAGCCCCCGAGTTGATGGCGTTGTCCCCGTGCAGGTAAAAGTGGCCACCGTTGACTTGCAGCCCAGGTCCGTCGCCGGTGAAGATCCCGTAGCGACCTGATTCAGCGAAAATCGGCGAAGTAAGGAGGGTGTCTGTCGCAGAGCCGACGCGCCGATAGCAGTCACGGCCAACCGTCCTGACCTGCAACTTGGTGATCTGGTTGTCCCAAGCGCCATGCGGGAAGGTCGTGATGCCGCCGCCGTCTTCCACGAGGCCGTCGCCTTTGAGTCGGCCGACCTTCACATTGAAGACCTCGCTCGCGAAGGCCTGGAGGTAGACGCCGCTGGCGTCCACGTAGGGTGAGCCTTCGCCGTAGCCGTCGATGCTGAAGTCGCGTAGCTGTAGCCCGGCAAGGGTGCGGGCGCCATAGCTCACGAGCGCCCCGCTGAAGGCCGCAGGGGTCCCCGAGCAGCCCGTCAGGGTGGTGCTCGTCTTGCCCGTGTAGGTGACCGAGACGCCAGTTCCAGTCGTCGCCGATTCGACTCGGACGGTTCCCGTTGACGGCAAACCGGCGGTCGAAACCACGGAGATAGCTTCCTCTCCGCCCGAAAGCAATTTGCTGACCTCGGTTGTGACGTTGCCTGCAGGGCGGCAGTCAACGACGTATTTGCCTGCCGCGAACGTGACGGAGGGAACGATTCGGGTTCCGCTGGCAACCGGGTTGGTCGCGTAGTTTGCCGCCGCTCCCCCGCTCGGATGGCCCGAGCCCATGCCGGTGAGCATCACGCCATCGCGGGAATTCTGAATCGAGTCCTCGACCGAGAATCGGCCCTCGGTGAGTAGCACTCGGCCACCCGTATCCGCGGGCAGCGCTGCCAGAGCTTCATTGATCACGACCTCGTCGGCTTCCCCGTCGCAGACGAGGTCCGCGTGCCGCTTCACCCGCAAGGAGGCATCAGACGCCGCAACTACGAGGGTGGCGGCGGAGCCGCCGACGAGAACCGGGTCATCCGCAGCGAGCACCTTCCCGGCTTCGCCTGCGGCGCCAACGTCCAACGTGGCGGCACCTCCAAGGTTGCCGAGAACGTCGTCTTCTCCCCCGAGGAGGTCGTTCATCAGCCCCCCCGACGAGCTGCGCCGGAGACGCGGAACGTTTTCTGGTCAGCCGCTCCGTTCACGAAGCGCAAGCGCCAGAAGCGACCAACGAGAGTCTCCTTAAATCCCTTGCCGTCCCCGCCTTGGATCTCGTAGCTCGTATCCACGTCGGCGTGTTCGCCGTCGGAGCTCTGTTCGATGTGCAGTGTGCCGTCAACGTCCGCGAAGACGGTTCCCTCGATCGAGTAGGTGCCTTCGCTGCGGGGGAGCCACTGGCCGGTCCACGTGGCCCCCGCAGCGAGCGGAGCTGAACTTTCCAGGGAGTTGCGCGGAGCCATTGGCCCCTCGCTCTAGTCTTCGCCCTCGGCGAGAGTGACGACTTCCACGGTCGGCGCCGGCTTGCCCGGCGTGCCGGTGGTCACGGTGACTTTCGGCGTTGTGCCTCCGGTGAGTCCCGAGCCGTCGGCGGTGAGCGCAGCCACGTCTTTGGCGCCGAGGCCGGCAGTGAAGGTAACGGCGTAGGGCCCGTTGCCTGAGACCGAGACCTCGTCATCCGCGATCGTGGAGAGTGCCCGAAGGGCAGTCTGAACTTCGGCACCGGTGGCATCGAATTTCAGGTTGCCCGTTGTCTGGCCGCCGAAGGTGAGTTTGAAGTTCCCGCCAGAGGGCGAGCCGGAGATCGTGACCGTCTCGACCTCGTTGACGCCGATGCCCGTGCCGGTGATCGCGGGAACGTTGTCGCCGTCGAAGGCGCCGCCCTCGAGGAATCGGATCAGCCAGGGACCGCCCGCCGGACCTTCGACCGCCACGTCTCCCGGTGCAACGTTTGAGAGAGCCTCAAGCGCCGCTTTGACTTCTGCAGCAGTCGCAGTCCCCTTGGCCAGGGCGGAGGTTGTCTGCCCCGACAGGGTGAGTTTGAAGGTCGTTCCAGCTTCGCCAGTGACGGTGGCTTGCTGCGTCTCTTCGTCTGAGACGACGACACCTTTTTGGACAGCCGTGACCTCGGGCAGATCGTCTTTACCGCTGCCGTCCTTCTTCGGGCCCCCCTCGGCCGACCCACCTACAGGCCAGCCGGAGTCGTGGCCGGTGACGTGAATGCCCGAGCGCTCGGCCATCGTGCCGCGTCCTTATGGGACGAGCGTGATCGGGTCGAGGCCGTGGAGGTCCGCTACAGCTTCCTCCTCCTCGATGATGAGGTCCGCAGTCAGGAAGGTGACGTAGCCGCGCTTGCGCCGCATGGCCAGCTCCCAGTCGGTCGCACCGGTAACCCGGTAGCGCTGGGTGTCCCATGTGATGACGCGATCAAAGTTCTTCGGGTCCGCCAAGATGATCCGGTCGTCGGGCATGAAGGGCACGCCCGGCATCGGAGCCGAATCGTCGCTTGCGGCACCGACGAAGGGGGGGATGCCCAGCGGGAAGAGATCCTTCGCCATCAGGGCGGCGTCGCCGGCTGCGGTTTCGCGGCCGGTCAGGTATTCGATCCAGCTGGTCCAGCGGTTCGGAGACATGAACCAGCGCAGGCGGCCCGAGTTGACATAGATATCCGGCATCGCGTACTTGAGCGCGAACCAGACTTCCTTGTCCATCGCACCTTTCGATTCCAGTTCCTGGGCATCGACGCGATGCGTGTCGGAGCTTTTCTCGACGATCTTGAGGATGCCGTCATCGAGGGAGACGAAGTCATCGGCATCTTCTTCGTCGCCGTTCCAGTTGAGATCGTCGAGGTCAAGCGCGAACTGACGCGCCATGCGGTCGACAATTTTTGGCTCGACCGACTCGCCTTCGATGTTCGTGTGGAAGAAGTTCTCGGTGATCTCGAAGGGGAGATGGACGGTCTTCGCGTCGTACTCGATGTCGTCCGTGGTGATTCCGGCGCGGTAGCCCGTATCTGTGTTCTCGTTGTGGCGACGGATCAGGCGCGGGCTGTTGCCCATCTTCGTGAATTCGCCTTTCGGCTCTGGGCCAGGTCGCACCAGATTGATCGCACTGCCGAAGGGCGAAACCTCCATCACCCGCTGGATGAAAGCTTTGTCCTGCTTCGGGTTGAGCTGGCCGCCAGCCGCCGTTTCAATGGTGGCCTTTTGGATTTTCGAGAGCAGCTCTGCGCGATTCATGGTTAGACGATCCCTGCCAGGTCGGGGTCCAGGCCTGCGTCCTCGTAGGCCTTCTTGATCTCGTCGGCGGTGACATCGTCGGTACTCTCCGCGTTGGTCACCGGCTGCGATGAGCCACCCTCACCCAGCTTGGCGATGTCGCCACTCAGCTTTTTGACCGACTCCGTCACCTCGCCGAGCTGCTTGGTCAGGTCCTCGACCGTGGGGGCTTTGTCTGCCTCCTCGGCTTTGGCCTTCTCCAAGAGAGCCTCGACGCCCTTGCCGATCGTCTCGACAGTGGACTCAAGCTTCTCCAGGCGCTCCGTGGTGTCAGGTGTTTTGTCGGCCATTTGTGACTCCTTTTCCAAGCTAGATGAACCCTGCGTTGACCCCGTGAGGTCCACACCCAATGCCTCGGCGCGGGCCTCCTTTTCGACGGGAACCGTCTCCAACTTGTCGAGTGCCCAAGCCTTGAACTCGTCGCAGGACTCCGAGATCAGAGAGACGGGATCGACCTCCTCGCCGGGTGCGGGAAAGAAAGCCCGGGTGACCGCCTCGCGGAACGCACTGAACGCCTCCGGGAGCATCTCGTCGAATTCCCGTCGGGCGACGATCTCGCCGAAGGTCATGTTCGCCTTCTCGATCTCCGCCATGTCGTCGTCGGTCAGCCCGACCTTCTCGGCGATGCGCTTGAGCAGCGTCTTCTCCACGGAGCCGACGTTACGGTTGCCCTGCGTTGACCCCTTGGGCATCGCTTCGCGGACCACCTTCTCTGCGAGCTTCGCGTCCTCGGCGGTGAGGCCGAGCTTGCCCCAGCGCTCGCAGAGGTGCTCGACTAGCTCGTGGTCGCTCTCGCCATCGGCCTTTTTGAACTGCGCCCGCCACTTCTGGGTGCCGAGCATGATGTCCTTGAGGCCAGCACAGATGTTCTTGGCTCGGGGCCCGAAGCGCTTAGTGTTGTCCCGGACGCACTGTGTGAAGGGTTTCGGGAATTTGCGGTAGTGGGCGAGGAGGTGGCGTAGCGGTCCGGCCGCGGCCTTGAAGTCAATGGCCTTGTCGACCGCTTCGCGGATCGCCGTGCCCTCGATTGAAACACCGGTGAACTCGCCCTTCTCGATCGCGGCCTTGCCTTCGGCGTTCGGGGTGATCGCGATGTACCAGGAGCCCTTCTTGATCGTCTCCCCGTTGACGGTGAAGTCGTCCAGAGCGACGGCGTTCTCTACCAGCGCTCCATAGGGCTCGAGCGATTCGTGCATCTTGTTGACCAGCCCACCGTTTGCCATGAAGCGGTGGGCCGCCTTGCGGATCTCCTCCTCGTCGGCCCAGCGGTCCTCTGCATCGGGGCCACCGCGTCCAGAGTCCTCATGATGGCCGGGCTCGGCGACGACGCAGTAGACCGTGGACCAGTCCTCGGCCTTCAGGAGGCGGGTGGCGCCGAGCGGCTTAGAGCCTTCGGCGTCGGCCTTGAACAGGAAGAAGCGCTTGCGATTCGCCCCCTTGCCGACGATCGAGATCGCCTTGATATCGGCGTCACGGAGGAGGTTGACGGGCATGGCTCAATGCTGCCCGCGGTTGGCGTTGACCCCTCGCCTATGTCGGTGCCGCGCTACCCCTGCGACCGCTTGGGGTTGCGTCGCTGACGGTGCACTCCACGCGAGTCATCTCGCGGAGATCCATTCTGGGGTGAAATTCGAGCCACACCTCGTAGATGTCGGTCCGGTAGCGCGGCTGACGGCTAAGGCGCTTCTTCAAGACCTTATGGCGTTCGTGCACGTTCCAGTAGTGCGCGAACGCACCACGGTCCCGACAGAAGGTCAGGGCCTCGGCATCGGCGGCGGAGCGCGGAAGTAGGCAGCTCACATGCCGAGCTTCGCCAGGGAAAAGCAGCCCGTCGAAGAGCGCTGCGTGCAGATAGTGCGGCGGTTGCGCCAGGTAGAGGCACGTGCCAACGGCAGCCCCCTCTCCCACGTTGGTGACGGTAGCACCGACTGTTCCGCAGGAACCCGTAATGAACTGGATATGCAGCCGCGGCGCCCGCGCTTCGCGAGCCGCCCTGCGGGCCAGGAGAACGGCAGCCCACGATCCCAACGCAGCAACCGCCGAGGCGACCGGAGCGACTATCAGCGCAATTTCCTGCCACACGCTCAGTTCGTCGGGTCCTCCCACCGTCCGCACTCTAACCGGCTGGTTATCGCTCCAGCGGCGTCAGAAGCAGGTCTTCCACATGAGCCGGAGTCCCGTCGAGGAAGTCCCCACCCGGCCACGGCTTCACCGGCCTGCACCGACATTGACCGGCGTGAATCGTCCCCGGCCAGCCCATCGCAGGTGGGGTGAGCGCAGAGAAGTTCGAGCCGTGAGCGGCGAAGCAGGCAGGCGTCGTGCGTTCGTCGCGCTGCGACCACCAGCCCAGGACCGGGCCGTACTTGGCCGCAGCAGCATCGATGGCGCGGCCTGCCTCAAAGCGGCGACGCTCCGCGGCAAGGTGCGCCCCGAACAGCGCGCGCTCGGCGGCGGCGCTGCCACCGGTGGCGAGACGGCGTGACCCCGCGAGCAGGTACATCGCCCGGCGGGACACGACCCCGCGCTCCATGGTGTGCAGGGCGCCGGGGTCGGCGGATGGCGAGGCGAACCACAGCTTGGCTTCCCCGATCAGGGAGATGATGCCGACCACTGCAGTAGCGGGGATGCCGGCGGGCGCCAAGGTGAGGGTGAGGCGTTCGACCAGCTCCTTCAGCGAGAGGCCGGCGAGCAGGATGAGGATGATCGCGATGAGGAGGTGCTGATCGTCGGGCTGTTCGGGTCGATCAGAGGCCACTTGGCGTGAGGGGCTGAGGGTTCGTCGCTTCGCCAAGGTTGCCCCAGACGAGACAGGCCCAGTAAGGCCATCGCTTGCCCCTCACGTGGGGTTCGCCTCGATCCCCACGCCCCCGCCTTTCTGCCCTTCAGCCAGAAGCTGCGCCGCCGCTTCCGCCCCGCGCTGTACCACCGGGTCGCCGTTCCCGCGCACCTTCACCAGCATCCCGTTCCAGCCGAACTCGACCTCGCCAGGCTTGGGCTTCTTGCCTTTGTCGGCCTCGGGCATCGGCTCTTGGCCGTGGGCCCTGCGGTACTCGCCGTTGGTGATCGCCTCGTGGTCGGCTAGGGCATCGGCGGATTCGCCCTGCACCTTGTCGTCGGTCACGTCGATCTCGACGAGCACGAACTTGAGGTGTGGGTAACCCATGTCGCGCAGGAGGGAGTCCGACAGGATGTCCTCCCAGCGGTCCTGGTCGGGGTCAAACGTCTGCTCCTTGGTCAGCTTGCGCTCGGTCTCTGCCGTCGAGTAGTTGGTGTCCTCAATGTCAGCGGTGAAGATCGGGGAGAGGCGAAAGGCGCCGTGGGTCGCCCGCCGGTTGTCCTTGCGGAACTCGATGAATCCCATGTCGCGCTCAGAGAGCGTGGCGAGGTCGATTGAGTCGGCCTCGACGCCTTCCGGCAGCTTGATCACGGCGACTCGGTGGCGCGTGCCCTTGTCCGCACTGAGCGTCTGGGCGATCTTCTGCTCGATGCTTGGGTCGAGGACGAGCTCGACCTCCTCGGAGTCCGAATCGGGAAGAGGTTGCTTGACGAAGATCACGGTCGGCGGCACGCCGCTTGAGCCGAAGAAGCTGACGTTCGACTCGGCCGCGTTCCGGTCGCCCACGTAGTCGACCGTCAAATGCGCGTCTCGCGGAAGGCCGTAGTCACGCGACTCGCTGGTGAAGATCCGGAAAGGGATCAGCTCGTTGCGATCCCAGCGCCGGCCGCTGTCCTTCAGCGTGCCGGTCGGCTTCCCCTCGCCGTCGTACTTGACCTTGTCTCCGAAGTCGTAGAACTCGATCCTCTCGGAGGCAGGCGCGTCCTTCGGGCCAAGTACCCAGCCTGTCTGGTCCTTGCGGCGGCGTACTTCCTTGCCGGGAGCGTGGAAGAGCCCGTCAATCTCACCCGTGAGCTTGCTGCGTGAGACCTCGAGGTAGCCGTTGCCGACCTCCTCCTCGTCCCACTTGACCGCGGAAAGCAGGCGGGGCAGGGACGGACGGATCAGGCGACGGTCGCGGCGCGCCAGCTTGTCGAAGAGGCGCTCGAGCTCGGCGATTTCCTCGTCGCTGGCCTCCTCCTCGAAGCCCTCTCTGGCGACGATCTTGAAGCCACGACCTACGGTATTCAGCACCATCGCCTCGATGCAGGAGCGCCTAGTGCGGGCAATCTGCGTGAGATGCGCGAGGCCCTCGAGATCCGCCGGCGGCTTGATCGCGTGGTCAGGAGTCCAGCGGTCCACCTCGTCGGGTGGCTGCGCGCTGATGCCTTCCGGTGCCAGGTCGGCGCGCAGCCGGACCGTCTTTCTGACTGCGTCGCTCACACCCCCGATGCTGGCGAGGGGTGGCGTTGACCCCTACTCGTCGGGCGGGAAGTCAGGAACCGCCGGGTGCAGCAGCGCCCACGGGCCGTCCGGGTCGTAAATGTTGTCAGTCGGCTCAGGAACCGGAGTACCGACCGGCGCAACCCACATGGTCATTGGACCGCGAATCAACCCGTCCTCATCCACGCCTGGATTCTACGCCTTCAGCACGACCTTGCGCCGCTTCGCCCGGCCGCCGTGCTCCAGCGCCGTCCGCACCAGCACGTCGACCCCGTCGAGCTTGTCATCGTGGGGGATCGAGGGGAAGTCGCGCCACTGCTCTGACAGGCTGAGCTCCTGGTGGCGGTCCTCCTCTGCCGAGGTGAGCCCCACCCATGCCGTCTCCCGCACACGCAGGTAGCCGTTGCGGGCGTACGGGCCGAGGGCCTCGAGCCGCTCCTCCTTCGAGCCAGGGATCGAGACCTCGACCAGCTTGGCGCCGATGTCCTTGCGGGCGATGCTGAGGGCACCTCGGAAGTAGCGATCGAGCGCGACCTTGGCGCCCCCGACAACCCGCACCCCTGCGCCGATCCGGGCGAAGCGATCATGGTAAGCCTCGACCAGCTCGACTTGGTCAGTCGTCGTTCCGCGCATGTCGTGGGAGACGATCAGGTCCAGGTACTCGCCGTGCAGCGCGCCGACGCTGACGTTGAAGAAGTCGTCGTCGTCGCCCTCTCCGCCTGGTGCAGGGTCCACCGCCATGACGAAGGCCACTTCGTTCATCGGCGTCTGCTCGGCCGAAATCAGCTCCACCCACTCGACCTTCAACCGCTCGCCCTGCTCGGCCCGTGAGTCGAGCAGGAAGATGCGCCGGTAGCGGTTGGGCTTCTCTTGCCGCTGTTCTTCGAGGCGGCGTCTCGGCCACTTCTCGGGCAGGCTCTCTACCGCGTCTGGGTCCGTGGGATCGTCGGGCGCGGTGGACAGGTCGCCCGGCACATGTAGGGCTGGCCGCTTCAGCACTTCGTAGAAGGGCCGCTGGGCCAGCGAAGAGAGCATGTCGCGGGGGTGGTTGTAGTTGCCGGCGATGAGTGCCTGCCCGTGGTCGAGGACGCGCATCGTGAACTGCGTGTCCCAGAGGCGCAGTGACTTCTCCTGCATCGTCGGACTGGCTGCCGTGCGCGGGGTGGTCACGTCGTCTGCGATCAGGTAGGTGAGCCGCGAGCCTTGCGGGTCGATCGAGTCGAGGCCTTTGGCCTGCCAGGTGGGGTCCTTTTCGGTGCCGAGACGCTGCACCGTGATTTCAGAGTCAGTCCACTTCTCCTCGTCCTCGGAGGGGCGCACCAGCGGGCGCCCGCCCTCGTCACGGAAGTCGCTCGCCAGCCTTTCGTTGTGCTCGATGTGCCAGGAGACGACCGATAGGTTCTTCTCGGCCAGGCCGGTGCCCTCGGAGAGCAGCATCCCAGTGATCGGCCTGCCGAACGTCGCGTGCTCGAAGGTGCGCCAGAGCGGGTACAGGTGGCTGATCGTCGTCGTCTTCAGCCACTCGGGCGGCGTCATGATCACGCCGCGCTTGGCCTGCATCGCGAAGGCCAGCATTTCGTGGCAAACGTGAGGGAGTGGCCCGGCCTCGCGCCAGGTCGCGTCGTAGGGCCGCAGGTAGTACTCCCCGAAGAAGACCGGGTTGGCGAGTGCCATTGTCACCCGTTCCTTGCGAGCCTGGTTCGGGTGGACGCCGGGGGTGGCGGTCCTGCTCACACGCTCAGTTCTCCAATGGCGTCGGGATCAGGGCGCCGCCGATGGCGATTGGCACCTTGCCCGTGGGGAAGGATGCAAGGAACGCCTCGCGGGCGTCCTTGACCTCGTCCTGGGAGACGTCCAGCTCGATCTTGCCGCCGCCGGGTCCGCTGACCTCGGTCGTTTGCTTGGGCCGGCCGAAGACGCGATCGCGCAGCTTCTCGGCCGCGGCCATCTGTGCGCCAAGGTCGTCGTGATCCGTCATCTTGATCACGCCCTCCTTTGACTCGCCGTAGAGCTTGGCCCCGCCGTCTGCTCGCTCAGCCAGGTACAGGTTGCCGCTCTCCTCGTCGATCGCCACGTCGAAGCCGAGGATGGCCCAGTAGGGGCGCATCCAGGCGATGGCGTATTCCTCCATCAGCCGGCGCTCGACCTCCATCGGCTTCAGCTTGCGGGGCGCGCCGCTCCCAGGCTGAGGCCCGCCGAAACCTAGGGAATCCCTGACGTTCCTCGGCGCGTGCGACAGGCAGACCATGTGCCCAGCCATCGCCATGTTGCGGCACTGCGCACCCTTCTTCGTCTTCGCAGAGCAGCGCCGTTTTGTCTTCTCCTTCGCCACACCCTGAGGCTAGGGCTGGCCGTGCGTTGACCCCTATTGGGCCTGCGCGGATTGTCTCAGCTTGTCCCGAGCTTCGAAGGCCCGGATGCCTTTGCGTTCGAGCCGGCGCAGGAACGAGGTGCAGCGCTTGCAGTAGTGGCTGACGCGGGTGTGCTTCGTGTGGGGCGCGTAGAAGTCAGAGCGGCACTTCGTCTTCCCGCAGCCGGGGCATTCGAACTGGTCGTGGGCGACTTCCCTAGCCACGGCTGGCGCGCTTCGATTCCCGCTCGGCCCGAAGCCGTGCCGTCCGTTTGCGATGGCGCGGCGTTTGATCCGCCCGGTGGCAGTCTTTGCAGTAGTGGCTCATCCCCGTGTGCTTGGCCGGGTTGTCGTAGAAGCTCGTTGCCCGCTTCACCTTCTTGCATCGCGGGCAGCGATAGCCGCCCTTCACGCGCGCCGCCATCAGCCTTCGATCTCCTTGATCACGTCATCCACAGTCATCTGGGAGCCCCCCCCGATCGCGGGAACCCGGGCGGTTTCCAGTGACTCATCGCCCCACGTATCCCAGCCGAGCCGGTCCCTGCGGGCGAATAGCTCGAGGTAGGGACCGGGTGACCACTGTTCAACGTGGTCGAGGAAGGCGTCGGGCTTGGCGGAGTGGATCTTGCCGCCGCCTTTCGGGTAGTAGGGCTGGCGCCAGAAGTGGACGCCCATCGGGCGCCCTGCCGTCCACTCGGGGCGTCCGCGGCGGGCGACCAGGATCGGTTCGTGATCGTTGGCGAGCGCCGGCGTACCCAGGCCGGTGGAACGGAGCCCCCAGATCACCTCACCGCACGGCTCGAAGCCCCAAGCTCGGGCGAGCGCGGCAGCGACGCCGTCTCGGAAGTTCCGCCGCGTCGACCAGATGAAGAGAGCGCAGTCGTCGGCTGCCCAGTCGGCCACCGGCACTGCTTCGATCTGCTCGATCGACATGAACCCGTACGGCGCCTCGGTACGGCCCTGCCGACGCCCGGCGGGTCGGATCTTCGCGTCGAGTTCCCACGGTGGGTCGGCGACGAGCGTGCGGTAGATGCCCATCAGCGCTTTTGGTCCCTGCACTGCTTCTGTTCCCGACGGGTGACATCGGCGTCGCGAGAGAGCAACTCGAGCAGTTTGTCGAGGTTCGCGAGTTCGCCGAGCGCCCGGGTCGGGTGGCCGGTGCGCAACAGCTTGCGGGCCTCGGCCGAGTGTCGGCGGAGTCGACGCATGCAGTTGCAAAGGCGCGGATCGCCCACCTCACCGCATCGAGGGCAACGGTGGTCTGTACGGGGCTGGGCCTTCATGCCGCCAGAGCCTCTCGCCACTGCTCCCAGGTCTCGGGGTGCCGAGCCTTGATCTGGAAGCAGAGCTCGGCGACCTGACGCTGGGTGAGCGAACCGACCCGCTTGCCCCACTTGACGCCGGCGAGGATGAGGATGCGAGCGACCGCGGCCTCGTCCAACCCGTCCGTCCAGCAGAGCACGTCGCCGGCTTGGGCTGACTGCAGCTCGGGCTCGGGATTGCGCAGCACGCCGAGGACGTGGCGGGCGCCGGTTTCGAGTTCGGCGCGGACTTCGCCGCGGCGGTTGAGGAGCTCGGCCGCGGTCAC